CCGATTCCTCTCATAGAATTTAATAACTTCTTTACACCAGAGTTGTTGGCACTGATAAAGGAACGACCCTTGCTAACCAGAGAAGATGGTATGTATCCAAGGGGGAATGATGTCACCGATGCCAATGGTAAGATACGCATCACGCAATGGGGATATCCTCATTGGGAAAAACCTTTTTGTGATAAAGATCCTGTGATGAAATATATGAGCGATATATTTCTCGGAGAGTATTTACCACAGATAGAAAAACTATTAAATAAAACTATATTATTTGAAGAGGCACGTGGTATTCTGCAAATGACTCATCCTGGAGTGGTATATGAACCTCACACTGACATGCATCAAAAAGTTGGAACCTTCCTCATTTATATTGCACCCAAGCAATCGGATGGTACGATCTTTCATAAGACGCATGATCTAGACCCATATACTCGGGAGCATATCACCACAGGAGACTGGGAGCAACCTTGGGAAGTGAATAAAGGATACTTCTTTCTGCGTGATGATTACTCATGGCATTCCTATCGCAATACGCATGGCGAAAATAGGTATGTCTTTATGTATAATCTTATTAATCCAGTGCGATGATTGAGTATAAATACTGATATGGCTGAGCAAATTGTAAGTAAAGGTAAGAATGTCGCAAGGAAATATTTCGCTGACTTAGATTTAAAGTTCGCGAGTAATCCTGTAACACGTGATGTAAATATAAAGTACGATAGTGATGCCATTCGAAGAGCAGTCAAGAATCTTGTATTAACCGATAACTTTGAAAGACCTTTCAAACCTGGAATCGGAGCCAACATACGAGGACTATTATTTGAATTACAAGGTGACGATCTTACTGAAGAGATCGAACTTCGTGTGACCGAACTGCTGAATAACTTTGAACCACGCATAACCAATGTGCAAGTGAAAGTCTCTGAAGATACTCTAGACAGCAACGATCTTAATGTGACCATATACTATGATATTAAAAACGATCCAAGACCACAGACTTTGGATATAGTAGTTAACAGGATACGATAATGGCAATCAACAGTTCATCACTTAATGTTACCGAAGTAGATTTTGAAAATATTTCAGATAATCTCAAAGAGTTTCTTAAAGGTCAATCTAATTTAAAAGATTATGACTTTGAAGGATCGACTCTTTCTATTCTGATCGATCTACTCGCATACAACTCACACATATCAGCATTTAATACTAACCTCGCAGCATCAGAATTATTTTTAGACACTGCACAGTTAAGAAAGAATGTGATCTCACGTGCTAAAGAGTTAGGATATGTTCCGACTTCTTATACAGGTGCGACGGCAGAGTTTGATATGAATTTACTTAATGTGCGAAATGCGAATGGATCATATCCTTCATTAAGTGAAATGACTTTAGTCAGAGGATCGCGATTCTCTACAGTGTTTGATGGATCTTCTTATAACTTTGTGGTCACGTCTTCTGTGACTCCAACACAAAATGGTTCAACTTATACCTACAGCAACATCCCTCTCAAGCAGGGTACTTATGTGACCGATACTTATGTGTACGATGGTCAACTATCCAATCCTAAATTCGTTCTTTCCAATGAGCGAGTGGATGTAGCATCTCTATCCGTCTCAGTCAACAGCGACAGTGTGACTACAGGATGGTCGAAAGCAGGAGATCTCTCCAGTATTACAACAACTTCAAAGGTATTCTTCACACAAGAAAATGATGAAGGATTCACTGAAGTTTATTTTGGTGACAATACTATCGGTGCAAAACCTTTAGATGGTGATGTATTGACGATCACTTACATTGTGGTAGATACGATACATGCTAATGGTGCAAAAGTATTTTCACTGATCGATAGCATTAATGGATTCTCTAATGCCCTAGCATCCAATGTGACCACTGCTTTTGGTGGTTCTGAGCATGAGAGCATAGAGAGCATTAAATTTAAAGCATCCAAGTTTTATTCATCGCAGAATCGTTTGGTAACACTCAATGACTATAAAGCAAAGGTCACTGAGTTCTATCCTAACGCAGATGCGATAGCAATTTGGGGTGGTGAAGATAATGATCCACCCGAATACGGAAAGATATTCCTTTCCATCAAACCCATCAATTCAGATTATCTATCCGAGAATGAGAAAGACACAATCAAAGCGAGATTAAGAGATCTGAATATGTTAACTGTTCGACCTGTGATTGTAGATGCAGAGGTAATTGATATCGTTATCAATTCTACCTTTAAATATAATCCAAGAACAGCAACAGTCTCAAAAGGAGAATTAGAATCACTTGTGAATACTAAGATACGAGCATACGACACTTCCAATCTCAATGGATTTGATGCCATCTTTAGGCATTCTAATCTTACCAAAGATATAGATGCCACCGATGATTCTATTCTTTCTAATGTGACGACCATAAAATTAAGAAAGACTTTATCCCCCACATTGAATACTTCCAAAGGATATACATTAAACTTTGGAAACGCATTCTATCATCCGCACGATGGGCATGCTAGTACGACAGGTGGGATATTGTCTACAACAGGATTTAAAATTTCAGGTGATTCAGTCACTACCTATTATTTCGATGATGATGGTAGTGGTAATCTTAGAAGATTCTATCTATCAGGTTCGACTCGAGTAGTTGCAGATGCAACTGCTGGATCTATAGACTATACTTCTGGGAAGATCACTGTTAATGGAGTTATCGTGACAGAAACATCTAATAGCGATAAAACCATTCACTTCACTATAGTGCCTAACAGTTATGATGTGACTGCTACAAGAGGTCAACTTATAGACATCAAACAAGCATTAATCACTGTAACAGGTGAGGCAGATACTATAGCGAGTGGAGAATCGAGTGCAGGTGTAGGATATAGTTCCGTCACATCGTACTCCTCATAATGTATAAAGTGGTGCGAGTCCCGCAAGTAGTTTCCCTCGTAAGAGGATTTTAATTTAGGAGAAAAAAATGGCAGATAAAAAAATCACTGCTCTGACCCAAGTGTCTAATTCAGACATCGGTGGTGCAGACTTATTACATATTGTTGACGATCCAGGTGGAACACCTGTCAACAAGAAAATGACAATTAACCAATTGTTTGAAAATATCCCTACATTCTTAGCATCTGATGATCTTACCACATACACAGGTAATGCATCTGCAGATTTAAACACAGAGTTTACAACACTCTTTGATTTGAATGCTGCAGCATCATCAACGACTGCTACAGGTACACTCGGTGATGGTTCAAACACAGGTCAATTAAAAATCGTAGGTATGACTACTGCTCCTTCTTCAAGTTCAAGTGCTGTGATCACAGTGACTAACTTTGGAACCACTTCAACTTCAACTAACCAACTCACATTTAATGCTGTTGGTGAGTTTGCATTGTTGTTCTGGAATGGAAGCAAATGGTTTGTAGTTGCAAACTATGGTGCAACAGTAGCATAATATATCATGCCTTTTAGTACTGACAAACTAAGCAATCAACTGAGTCAACTCCTTCCTGGATTTGTCGCAGAAGAATCTGCTGAGTTAGTTGCATTCTTAAAGGCATATTTTGAATTTCTTGAGAGTGGTGTTATCACTCTCAAGAATGAGGAAGAATTAGACTTCCTTGGATTAGAAGCAGAAAGTGGTAATATTCTTTTTGAGAATGCCACTTTTGCTCCTTCCCCTAGAGCAAAAGCACGCATCGTGCAAGAGCAAAACTCTAATAACAATACCATCGGTGCCACTGCATTTACTGCAGGGGAATACATCTATGGTGAGACCTCTGGTGCTTTGGCAACCATCAGAGTCATCGGTGAGAATAAACTTTATGTTGAAGAAATCAATGCAAGAACATTCGAACCTAATGAGTATGTTGTTGGTAGAACATCAGTGCAAAGAGCACGAATAGCAACCTTCTCTGAAAACTCTATCGCAGCAAATAACAATCTACTCAAGTATGCCGACATAGATAGAACCATAGGATCTTTCCTATCGTTCTTTCAAAAAGATTTCATGCCGAGTATCGATTTCTCTGTAGCAGCAGACAAACGACTTCTCATTAAGCATGTCAAAGATTTATACCAACGCAAAGGAACCAAAGAATCGTTAGAGTTCCTCATGCGTATCTTATACCAGCAAGATGCAGAAATTGCCTATCCCATAGAAAATACGATACATGCTTCTGACTCTAATTGGATTCAACCTAACACTATAGAAATTTTTGTAGCAAATGGTCAACCACCCAACAATGGTAAGATCGTAAAGTATTCTGCCGATGGAGTAGAAATCATTGCGGAAGCAATCATTGAAAATGTTTACTTTGATGCTGCCGATGAAACTGCTTATCGTTTAGAAATATCTACCACTCACTTGGGTGTATTTGAAATAGACGATAATGTTTCTTTCATTGATAGAGATGATGGTACTGTCACGACAGGTGTCGTTCGAGGTATCATAGGAGGCATAGATACTTCAAATTCTAGTGTTTACATTGCCGATGCTGATGGTGATAGAATTCTACAGGAAGATGATTCTGGTTCAGGATTATATCTAGAAGGTGGAAACGCAGGATCATTATACAGTATCTCAGACCAAATCAATTTCGCATCTGCCATCGGTGACGATGCTGTAGATGCTACCTCCCAGATTGATGGTCTGACTTCTGGTGGCGTGACTGAAGTCTATGTTGAGGACGGAGGTTCTGGTTATGCCACTGGAGACCTAGTAGTATTTGATTCCGCAGGAACGAATGGTTCAGGTGCTTTCGCACAAATAGAATCGGTCGGTGATCAACTCTTACTCGAATCTGGTACACAATGGGGTCACTTTGTATTTACAGCAACAAGTGGGCAAACCATATTTGAAGGGCATGATGACTTTCATCAAATGATGGCATTTGATGCAGAGTCTGTGGTTGTATATCAAAACAATGTAAAACTCACTTCTGGTTATAATGTGTTCATCAACAAGATTGTACTATCTTCAGGTGCTGCACTCAATGATAAAATTGAAGTCTATGCTTACTTTAACAATCTAACTTTTGAAGATGGTTCAGTAGTTGGATTAGATACCAATCAAACTGAAATAAGAAATGTAGTTGTAGCATCCAATGGTGGAGGATATCAGTTTACTCCTCTCGCATATCCAGGTGGATTTATGTGGGTGCCTGATGTAACAGGTTTCCAAAAAGGTGAGGTCATTACAGGTTCATCAGCCAGTGCTACAGGTTTAATTATAGGCATAGATACTAAACTGAATAGATTGACCATCGGTAGAAGATCCACCGATACGAATGCTTTTAGTGCGAATGATACCATTACAGGTGGAACTTCAAGTACAACAGCAGTGATTACTAATCACAATGTCACTTCTGGTACAGGTGCTAAACTCATAGCATATGGAGATAACATTGGTGGTGTCGCAAGTTTAAGATTACAATCTGCAGGTAATAAGTACAACGAGAATGGTATCATTGATGATGAAGATACGATCATCACCATGTTGGTTACAACACCTTCTGATACTCCTCCACGTGATAATACATTGTCAGGTGATATCTCAGGTTCAACAGCAACAATTGTCGATTATAATAGTAATCGAAATATTCTTAAAGTCAAAAATGTATCGGGTCCATTCCTAGAGGGTGAGACTTGTACTTTTTCAGGTTCAGAATCTTTAAAAGTAGCAAAGTATAGACCACTGAATGCTAGAGGTTTACTCGCAGGTGAAACTAAAATTGCAGGAAACTTCCAAAACGATTATGGTTATACCGATGCATCTGGTATGGCAATACATGACTCTCTATACTATCAATCGCATTCTTATGTTGTAAAGGTTGGTGAGTCTATTAATAGATGGAGAAGTATTGTAAAAGACTTAATCCATCCTACAGGTCATATCTTCTTTGGTGAAGTAGCAATTAGAAACAATATTAATGCTCAAGCAAACATTTACAATAGAGTGTTTGATGGTACGAATGTTTCTCGCTCCTTTATACCTACACTTTACATTGGTTCTAAAGTTGATGCTCTTGGCATTATCTTTGAAGATCATACATGGGATTCTTTAGGTATTGATAACGAGTACAGTATAGAATTAGAAAATGAAGTGGGTGTACTACGAGCAGAAAGATATTATCAAGAAGGATCTACTGTTTATGATCAGGTCACAGGACAAGGTTTCGTAGTAGGAACTGACATCGTAGAAGATACTGATAACTTCTATAATAGAATCGTAGAAGCAGAAGCGAGAATGCATGCTAAGCACGATATCCGAATAGAGTTCCCAACTCTTGCTGGTGATGTATCCGACGAGGGTGCTGTGTTACATGACGCAGGTATTCCAGGAGTAGATACAGATCCGAGAACAGGTGGTTCCATTACTGAACCTGGAACCGAGTATGGCGACTCAGAAGTGAGAAGTCGTAAGATGAACATTCATATTATTCAATCTATCGCTTCAGCATCATCTCAAGTAGGTACAAGAACGGATCAAGGATCTGGTACAGCAACTACATTACGAATAGATTGGGGCGACAGTGGGTATCAAGTACGAAACGATATTCGTAGACCTGCTGGCGAAGGTAAGATGTACCAACTCTCAATGTTCGAAGAAGAAAGATTGTTATTAGAAGATGGCAACTATCTACTCCCAGAAGAAGAACAAGGTAGAATGAGATATGAAAGAACTATTGATTCTAACAACAACACAAATCTACTTACAACTTCAACGATATTACCACCTGATGATATCTATGCAGAAAATGGTGATGAGATCATATTAGAAGATGGTAATTATTTAGGATTAGAAACAGCAACAGTCATAGAGGTGCAAGAATACTTCGTAACAGAGAGAAGTTATGAAACCTCTAAATATTTAAAACACGAGAACTATGATAGGATCGTCACAGAAAATGGCGAAGGTATTATCATGGAAAATAGTGGAGATACATTAGTAACATTTGCTAGAGTGGGTCCAACTATAAGAACATTAGAACTCGTGTCACAACAACAAGTTTATGATATTTCTTACTACATCTTAGATGAAAGTGAGGATAACATTTTGTTAGAAGATCAAGCAGGAGCGATTATGTCTGAGAGTTCAAACTCTGAAGGATTGCGTATTGCTGATGTATCTACAACCTATGCTAATTGGACGATTGGATCGTTTGAAGAGCATTATAAGAATAAGACTAATTTTTCATTGTCAGCACATGTTGTGTCTGGCGAATGAGTATAAATAGTATAACAATTAAATTTTAGGAGCAAAAAATGGCTGCAATTATCACAGAGAAGTTTCGTTTGAACAATGCTCGCCAATTCAAAGAGGACTTCGGTGAATCTGCTTCTAGCACATACATGTTTATCGGTCGCCCATGGTTATGGGGAACCGACGATACAGTCGAAACACCAGTGGATAATAATTCCAATGAGATCGATGCATATGATGACATGGTTGCTTTGAAGAAAATCACCTCGTCCGATGTATCGCATGGTATTGTCCGAAGAGACTGGACTAGTGGAACAATTTATGACGAATATCGTCATGACTATTCCTCATCAAACTCAGCACCATCAGGTGCAACGAATCTATACGATTCAAGATTTCATGTTATCACAGATGACTATAATGTATACAAATGTATCAGAACAGGAAGAGATTCCTCTGGCAACCCTGTAGCATCTGATGTAAAACCAACAGGAACTTCAAGTACTGCTTTGGTTGCTACTTCAGATTCAAGTGCTGCATCAGGTAGAGGATACCTTTGGAAATACATGTACAGTATTACAGCATCTGATGTTATCAAATTTGTAACAAATGATTTTATCCCAGTAAAAACTATTGGTGCTCAAACTGAAGTAATCGGTGACAGTGCTGCAATAGGATCTGCTGCTTCTGACGACAGTTCAGCACAATGGGATGTTGAGAACGACGCAGTAGATGGAGCAATCCTTCACATTGCTGTTGACTCAGGTGGTGCAGGTTTAAACAACGGAACTTATACAAGTGTCCCAGTTAAAGGTGACAATGGTTCTGGTACTGACGCAGAATGTACAGTTGTAGTAGCAGGTGGTGCGATTACTCATGTCACTATGACTACAAATGGTACAGGATACAGAAATGCTCAGTTAAACCTATCTGACATCTCAGGTGTAGGTACTAATTCTGGTACATTAACATTAACACCAATCATTTCACCAATCTATGGTCATGGGGCAGACCCTGTAACAGAATTGGGTGGAAACTATGTCATTCTAAATGCTCGTTTAGAGTATGCTGAAGGATCTGGTGACTTCCCAACTGATAATGACTTTAGAAGACTAGGTTTAGTAGTTGACCCATTTGATG